AACAGATGCAACTTATTATGTTAATGTATTATCCCCTTACGAATTAAAATTACATAACAATTTGAGTGACGCTGTTGCTGGAGTTGGAACTGTTACTCTCAGTAGTTTTGGCGAAGGAACTCATCAACTTAAATCTTTAGTTGCTAAATCAGTAATTGGGTCAATAAGCATCGTAGACTCCGGTGTAGGGTATCAGAACAAGCAGAGAACGTGTGCTCCTGCAGGTATTAACACAGCACTTAATTTAATTAATATTTCTAATCATGGTTATAAAACTGGAGAGATTATCAATTATACAGTTCAAGGAACTTCGATTGGTGGACTCTCAGCAGGGACAGATTATTATGTAACAGAGATTGATAATGATTCTTTTAAGTTAAGTTCAATTGGTATAGGTTCCACTGCAAAAGATTTTTACTTTAATACAAATCAATATCAAACACTTTCTAATATTGGTGTAGGAACTCATAATTTCAACTATCAACCAATTTCAGTAGAAGTTCTTGGTAATGTCGGTCTTGCCTCTACAGGTGGACGCGATTTTAAAGCAGTTGTTCAACCAATATTCAGAGGTCAAGTAACTTCAGTTCAATTAACAAACACTGGAGTTGGATATGGAGTATCCGATGTAATTAATTTTAAGAGAGATCCTAGAGTAACATTAAGATCTGGAACTGGTGCACAGTTAGAGGCAGTTATTTCTGCTAACGGACAACTATCAGATGTAGTTGTTAATCGATCTGGACAGGAATACAATTCTCCTCCAGAACTCATTGTAAATGGAGTTGGTGAAGGAGCAAAACTAACTCCAAGACTCTCTAATGGAACAATTACTGGAGTTGAAATCATCAACGCTGGTGTTGGTTATGGATCATCCACAACAACTATTCAAATTGTACCATCTGGTAAAGACGTTCAGTTCGCCACTGAAATACAAACCTGGACAATTAATAGGGTTAAGAAAAATCAAAACAATTTAGTTTCTGATGATGCATTTTTAATGGATTCCAGTAATGCAACTGATAACTTACAGTTGTCTTACGCTTATGCACCTAGATCTTTGAGAAAAATTGTTTATTCAGTTGATTCTGGTGGATCTGTTCTTTATGGTAAAAAAGATCTTCAATTAGTTAACGGAGAAGAAACAACAAATACTGATCACTCTGGAATACTCGGTTGGGCGTATGATGGTCACCCAATTTACGGTCCTTATGGATATGAAAATGCGACTGGTGGAAATATAGTTCAGATGAAGTCTGGTTATGCCATAGATTTAAAAGATAACAGACCTCCACTAAGTGCTTTCCCTCAAGAATTTTTTATTGAAGATTTTACTTGGATTGAATCAACTAACGATTCAAGTTTAGATAGAAATAATGGAAGATTCTGTGTGACCCCAGATTTTCCAAATGGAACTTATGCATATTTTGCAACAATAGACACTACTGCATCCTCTGATGGTTTATTCAAAGGATTTAAGAGACCCATATTCCCATATTTAATAGGAGAGTCCTTTAACTCCAAACCAAACAAATTTAATTCTGATAATAATTCAAATGAAACGAGTTATGATGTTGAACAACATGGTTGGAGGAGAAACACTTATCCATATTCTATGAATAAAAAGAATAGTGGATATGATTATTTACAAAAACCATTTGATTTTGTAGATTCAGATTCGACTATAAAAACTGCTGAAAAGGGATATATTACTTCCGTTGGTATAGAAACTGGCGGATCTAATTATCAAGTTAATGACCGTATTGTTTTTGAAAAAGAAAAGGGAACAGAATTTTTCTCTGCATCTAGGGTATCTAAAGTTAGAGGTAAAGATGTAACTTTAGTGAGTGCTGCTAAAACTAGTATATCTAACATTGAATTTTATCCAATAGGTAATGATTCCTTTATAGGTATCGCTAGTGCCTCTCACAATCTTAAAGACAATGATATCATAAATTTATCTGGCATTTCAACAACTTCAGCAAGGCTTGCTGGAAATTATCAAGTAGGAGTTACTACAAACACTTTAACAGTCTCCAAATTTATCGGCACCGTTAATGCTACAGGAATCGTAACCTTTATCGATGTTTCAACAAGAAGTTTTGATTATCCTCAAATCCAAGAGAATGATATTTTAACGATTGGAACTGAAACTGTTAAAGTTTTAAATATTGAAAAAGGATCTTCTAGGTTAAGAGTTTTAAGATCTCAAAATGGAGTGGTTGGTGTATCCCACACAATAACCACTACTATTAAGGAGGATCCAAGAAGATTTACAATTAACGTAGGTTACAAGACAACTTACAATGGTAGAAGAAATAGAGAGTATTACTTTAATCCTGCTGAGTCTTTAGGAATTAGTTCATCTACTGCAACTGGTGCTGGATCGACAATTGTTTTTGCAAATCCTGGATCTGGTTCCACTTCTAAGTTTGTTTTAGCACAACATTTATACTTACCTAATCATGGTTTGATTACTGGTGACGAAGTTTCTTATCAACTTAATGGTGGATCTCCTATTGGAGTTCAAACAGAAGCTACCGCTGGTGTTGGTATTATAACTGATGGAACCAAAGTATTCGTCGCTAATTTGGGACGTGACTTTATTGGTTTATCCTCGGTAAGAGTTGGATTGGGAACTACGGGAACTTTTACAGGTATAGCAGATACAACATCGCATTGTGGATTGCTGTATTTTGTTGGAGTTGGAACAGGAGTAAATCATAGTTTACAAACTAATCATAAAAATGTTGTTAAGGGTCAAATTGATAAAAATGAAGTAACTGTTTCTGTAGCAGGAACTCATGGTCTTTCTAGGAATGAAACTGTTTTTGTTGAAGTAGATCCAATTATAACAAAAACTCAACAGGTTAAATATAACACTCATAACAGAAAGGTAGTAATTGGCGAATTAACTTTCACTCTTGCGGGTATTAGTTCAGATTCTTCACTTAATATATCTGACCATGGACTGGTTACTGGACAGAAAGTTATTCATAGTGCTACAACACCTGCCACTGGTTTACTTAATAATCAAGAGTACTACGCATATGTTGTTGATACTAATAATGTAAAATTATGCGAATCAAAATATCAGACAAAACAACCAAATCCAGAATTCGTAGATATATCAAATGATTCTTCAGGTTCTTTATTACCAGTAAATCCTCCTCTTAAATTCTATAAAGATACTAGTGTTAGATTTGATGTAAGTGATTCGTCTTTATCTTATGTTCAGAATACAACAGTATTGCCTGCGTTTACTTTCAAGTTTTACACTGATTCTAACTACATACATGAATATATTACTGAAGGAAAAAATACAGATTTTGCAGTTCGACAGTTTGGCACGGTAGGAACTCCAAATGCAAGAATAGACTTAGATATAAATGAAAATACTCCTAGAGTTCTTTATTATAAATTAGAACCATTAAGAGTTGCTGGAAACCTGACAGTTAATTTAGAATCTGTTATAAGCAAAGAAGTAGAAGATCACAATCAAATAGAGGTATTAGAAAGCCTTTATAGCGGACAGCATATAATCAGTGGTGTGACAACGAATACCTTTAAGTATTCTTTAGAAACTTTCCCCGAGTCTGTCTCTTATGCCAGCACAACAGCATCTGCATTATCATACACCACTAATTCGCCATTAGTATATGGACCCATCGCTGAAATTGATTCCAATGATAGAAGAAAGGGATATTCACAATTACCTGGAATTAGCACAATAACCTCATCTTTAGGAAGAAGTGCTGTTCTAAAACCATCTAGTAATACGATAGGAAAGGTTGTTAGAACTGAACTGAAAAATATTGGATTTAATTATCCCACTGATCCAACTTTGGCACCTGAGGCACAACTTCCTCAAATTTTGGAATTAACCACCTTCCTTAGATTTAACAGAATTGGAATTACTTCTTTTGGTCAGGGATATACAGTTCCTCCTGCTCTGATTGTTTTAGACGGATCCACTGGAAAGAAAATTTCTGATATTGATATAAGATATAATTTAGGTGACACAAATGTTAGTATTCTTAAAAATTCTCAATCTTTAAACAACGCTAACCCAGTCATTCTTCCTTTGGATAATCCAAATGGAATCAGAGTTAGCAATTTAGTATACAATGCTTCTGATAAAACTGTGACTGCTACCATGGCAGAGGAATATAGTGAAAACTTCCCTCTTTCCATAGGTGATAAAGTTCTTGTGGAACATGCAAGTGTTGGAGTTGGAACCACCGCAAAGGGATTCAATTCAGAAGATTATGATTTTGAAAGATTTGAAATTATAGGAGTGCATGAGAGTCTTGGCGGAGACGTTGGTGTTGTCACTTATAGGTTTGATAAACTTAGTAATACTGATTCAATAGGAACACTCGATACTGCTAATTCATCAATAACTTTAACACCAGAAAAGTATTTCCCTGTATTTAATTTTGATTTAGTATCCAATAATTTCCAAGTAGGAAATACTGTTGTGTCTGGTGATTCTGAAGGAGTGGTTTCTCGGTGGGATGAAGTTAACCTGACACTTACGGTTGAAAGTTCTGATGATTTCTTAGTTGGAAGCGTAATTGAAGAACCAGTAACTGGTTCTAAAGCAACCATCACCAATAACTTTGATTTTGATACTGAATATAATTTAGATTATTATTCTATTGTAGATAATGGTTGGCAGTCAAGCATTGGATTCCTAAACAAATTTGATCAGAAAATACCAGATAATGATTATTACCAAAACTTCTCATATTCTATTAAATCAAAAGTTCCCTTTGATGATTGGAATGACGTTGTAAGCACTTTACTTCACACCACTGGATTTAAAAAATTTGCAGATCTTCAGGTTGAATCTACACTTGTTGGTGAAGAAAAAGAAGCATTAGACATACAACCAATAGATGCCACCACTATTGAAATTGATATGATAAGTGTTGGTGATCTAGAGTGTGTTAATAATTTTGATTTTGCAACAGAAAACTTCTTACAGGGTGATGTTGAGTTTTCTGACGAAATAACATTTAAAACTAGACTTATTACAGATTATTCAGAATCTGTCAGTAATAGAGTTTTGAATATTGATGATATCAGTGGACTATTCAATAGCAATAGAAGAACGACTCCATTTGAAGTAGTATCCAGAGTATCCTTAAGAGATGGTCAGGCATCAAAATTCTTATGTCTTGTTAAAGATACTATATTTACCTTAGAGAGGCAAATGTCACTCGTTACTGTAGTAAACAGTCGAGTTGATGGTCAGTCAATGATTAGTCAATATGGAGATGTTAATACTGTATTAGATTTAGGATCTTATGATTATGGTATTGAGGGTGGTGAAGGAGTTCTACAATTCTTCCCAACTAAGTTTAAATTAAATCGTTACGCTTTATCTGTCTTTAGTTACAATTTAGATAGATTAGGATTAAATACTGAATCCATTGGTCTTGGAACAGAAAATATTGGTGTTTCTACTGCATCTGGTTTCCCTGGATCTTTAGTTAGTGTTGCGAGTTCAAATATTCTCATATCTGGCATTACAACAACCAATCTGATTACTCTTGGAGGAATAGGAACAGAGTCATCTAATACAAGAGCTGCAAAACTTCTTGTGAGTGTTGAAAACTCTAATGATAAAACAGAGTTTGAAGAGATTAGTATTATTCACAATGATTCATCTGTAGAGATACTTGAATACAATCAATTAACAAATCACACCCTTAGTTCACAAAGCGGTTCTAGTGGATTAGGAACAATCGGAGCAAGTCTGTCGGGTAAAGACATTGTTGTAACTTACAGTCCAATTGCAGGAGTTACAACTACTTTTGTTAATGTTCTTGCTGTGGGATTCTCCTCTGAGGGTTATCTTGGAGTTGGAACTGATTTATATGCTTATGCAAAATTATCAGCAGAGGGTGTTGATATCGCATCATCAGGAAGTCCAACAGCAACCACTGTTGGTAGATATGGAAATCCAACTAACACTGATGTTGATGCGGCATATGGAATTGCTGTTGTTTCGGATAAAACAAATAATATCCATGAAATGTTTGAATTCACCATTATTGACGATGATACAAATATATCTTTGACTGAATTTGCAAATGTTGATACTTCAGGTGCTCAGTCTCCAGTTGGATTGGGAACTTTAGGTGCAACTAGATCGGGTAATACAACGCTGATCAACTTCACTCCAAATGCAAGTATTAATGTTCATGTTAAAACCTTTATTAACAAGTTATCAATCGAGGAAGTTAACACCTCTCAATTTGATAAGGATTTGAATTGTGCATTATTGAAATCTAATTTTGATACTTATACAGGAACTGAAATTACTGTCAGAAGGGACTTCCCATTAACTCATAAGAATGATACGATCTTTACTAAAGAGTTTAACGCATCAGATAGTAGTATTGTTGACTTAACTGACAATACAATATTCTTACCTAATCATTTCTTTGTAAGTGGACAGGAATTAATATATGATAGCACTTTAGGAATCAAAACTGACTTTATCTCAATTGCATCAACTAGTGGTTTTGTTGGTGTTGGAACAACTACAACTCTACCTAGAAATGTATTCTGTATTAAAGTCAGTGAAGATAAAGTAAAACTTGCAACAAGTGCAGCAAATGCTCTTAAGAAAAATCCAGTCTCTGTTGCATTTACTGGTGCTGCTTCGGGTAATAATCACACCCTCACGGCAAAAGATGCAAACTCTAAAGTCATAGTGGCGATTGATAATATGATTCAATCTCCGATTGTTTCAACTTCAGTAACCACTGGATTATCAACTTCAGCAACTCCAGGTAAAGACATTATATTCTTTACCGGTATAACTTCATTCTTTGCTGGAGATTTTGTAAAACTTGGAACTGAGGATAATGCTGAAATCGTTAAAATTGTTTCGATTGGAATAGGAACAACGAACGCTATCAAGGTTCGTCGTAACTGGTTCGGAACAGGATTAGGATCTCACGATAAGGACACCCTAGTTACAAAGATTGAGGGTAATTATAATATTGTTGACAACACAATCAATTTTGCAGAGGCACCATATGGTAACAGACCCATCGGATCTGCTACTGACCCACCATCATTTAGAGATTGGACTGGTATAACAACATCGTCCACTTTCTTTGG